GAGTCAAACTTCTCTTTTACTTTTCTAAGAGTTTGAAGGTTTAGGTTGTTACCTGTAGTAGCAGTACCGTCAAAAGCAGCAACTTTGTTAGCGTTAGCTAGAGCTACTGTAGAAGAACCTTCTTCACCGCCATAAGCATTGCCAAGAGCGTTTTCAATGATGACATCATCTTTAGCTCTACCAAGTGCCCACATAGCAGCTTGAGCGTAGTCAGAAGTTGGATCGATCAACATTCTGAGTTTGTCAGCATCGTCAATTAGATCTGCCCACTCGTAATCTACTAGAGTAACTCTACGTCTACTATGAGGAGTATCTAGTTGAGGAGTGTCAGCGTGACGAGAAGTTCTTTTCTGAGCAGTAACCGCACCGATTCTGTCATAAAAAGCACTCTTACCTCTTTGGCTTTCATTTCTTACGAAAGGAGCAAGCCTAGATCCTTTCTGCTGAGAAAGATGAAAAACGTTTGCGCTAAACTGCTTAACAAACGCTGTAGTAATTTCAGAACTCATATTTTTCTCCATTACTAAAGTTAATATTAAATGTTGTTTGGTGAATTGCCCTGAAATTACAGGATTCGAATTGAGCACCAAAGGTGAGGTCTTTTCAGATTATCTCGTGCTCAATTCTATAATAATGAAATTTGGAGTAGCGTCAAGTTAAATGCTCAAAAAGCTTACTAACTTCTGCGACTGCATTAGTATGGTTTGGATGGTATTTATCGTGGTAAGGATGTTTTTTATCTGCCATCACGCTATTAATTTGTGTCTGAGCGTCCTGAGGAGTCATGCCAAAGTTAGTTTGCCCACCGTCTTTAAAAACATCTTCTGACAAAGTTTCTCCAATCTTAGCAAATGTTTTTATAAGATTAGGATTGTTGCCAAGACCAGTCTCTTCTAAATAGTCAATTAATTCTTCATTACCGTAGTGGGCAACTCCAGCTTGCGCAGCTTTTAGTTTGGAATCATAAGCTGACCCCCATTCCGACTTTAAGCTATCGACTGCTTGCTGCTCTGTTGCTTGCTTTTGATTAACTTGATCTTGAACAATTTTCTCACTAGCTTCGTTATACCAATCAAATAATTTCTGAGCTTGTGTAGGTAACACACCAGCACCGTGAGCAGCTTGTTTAAAGTTATCAAAAAACTCTTTATCAACTTCTTTGCCATTAACTGCTATCTCATACTTATCAGGTGACTCAGGTAAGCCTAGCTTAGTAAAAACATCTTTCCATTCGTTCTCTTCAGCGTACTTGTTAGGTACGATAATCTTATCCGCACCTATCATCTTCTGGGCATTAACATAACTCTTAGCTAAGTTATCTACTGTCTGAATTGCTTGCATACTAGGATCTTGCTTTACATCTTCTGGTAAAGCGTCCTTCCAATTTGCCTCTGCTTCGTTAGGGGTAGTCTCTTCCCCACTCGTCTCCATATTCTCTGTCATACTGTAAACCTTCCTCTATTTGTTCAAGTAACTTCTTTTCATCAGTTTGTAATATAGACAAAATCCTAAGGGCACTATTTCTCTGCCCTTCTCTCAACGCTGTTTCATGTGGGTTATCACAGTACACACTTCCTAAAACAAAACTGTTTCGTAAGATATCCCATAGGACACGCTTACCAGCTTCAGAAGTGAATACAGTTTTGTAGTCAGAAGTAACATCTAACTGTTTAGTAGAGACTTTTTTTCTGGCCATTAAGCGCCCTGTTGTTGTTGCATAAGCGGTGCTGCTTTGTTAGCTACATCAGCCATTTGCTGAGCCTGTTGCATCGCTGCCATTTCTTGTTGTTGCTGCTGGCGTTCTACTCTATCTTGAACAACATCGTCAAATGGACGAAGCACTTGCTCCGGTAGTCCGTACGCTTTAGCTACATATCTTAGCAACAAATCGCCATTAACATTATCAATAATCTCAGGCTGAAGCTGAATCATTGGACCGATAACATTCATGACTTTAACAAGAACGTCAGCATCAGCACTCCGCTGTGCTTTTGCTATTTTTGAACTATATTGAACTTGAATATTTCTTTCTTGTAAAACTTCTGGAATCTCAGAAAACATATTCTTTCTCATCATTATGTTAAAGATTCTGTTTACCAATGGTTTCAAAAGTTCGTAGTGCTGACGACCAAGTACAGGACCAAGAAGCCTGAGCTTCTCTTCTGTTCTCTGAGAAACCTCAGTCGCAGTCATTTGAGGACCAACATTAAGCTGAAGCTGATCAATAAAGAAAGCTTCTCTAATTCTTCTGTTAATCTGTTCTATAAACTGAATACCAAAGTCAATCCTACTACCAGTTTGCAATGGAACAATCGGTTGAGACCCTGGACGATAAAAGTTAATTCCACCTGGCGCTGTTTTTAAAGGTAAAGTATAGCCATCGTCAGGTGCTAATAGAGGAGGATCTACTATTTTCTGAGCAGATCTAATAGTTGTTTTCGTTACTACGTTTGTCATCTTGATGTCAGCGAGGGCCTTCATTGTAGGACTACGGCCATAAACTTCCCCTGCTATTTTTGTCCATCTAGGAACAACATAAGGAAATTCTTTAAACCCACCCTGCTGTAAATACATCTTACGATTTTTTAAAATATATATACTCTTAAATCCAAACCCTTTCTTATCAAACTCATCATCTTTGTCTACAGGTTCAACAACATGAAGAATGTCATACTTCTGGTTGTCATTACCCTTAAGCAGGTTCTCTAATTGAGCGTCAAACGTCTCCGTTCCAAACATGTCGGCAATCTGCCTAATGTCCATCTTAAAAATTCTGTAAACTGTATTAACCTTGCTATGCGCATCCTCTCTTATATAGGCTTCATAGATCGGTCTAGTCTGGACCCTTATAACTTCTTCATCGTCCTCTTCAACACGCATTAAGCCTGTCCCAAAGACCCCTAGATCCACATATAATTCATGGATGTGAGTATGAAAGTTTGATCCGTTGATGACGTTATGCATTCGCTTAACAGTATCTTGTAACCACAAGCGAACTTCGTCATCCATATCAAGCGAGTCGTCACCAGTTGTTAACTCAAACCAGTTGGTCGCACTGTTAGTTAACATACTGTGAAGGGCAGAAGAGAGAAGTTCGTTAGAGTGTATGGCCGTACTCTCAAACACTTTAGAAAACTTCTTCTCACCTGGCGTTCTCGTTTGGTAAACATCATCCTTACGAGGTAAGGCAAACTGAGCACACTCTTCCCAATGGGAATCCCAATTCATCCTATCTGCTTTTAACATCTCAAACTTTTTTATATACTCAATCGCCATTGCTACATCCTTTTAGTAAGAACTGTCTGCTTTCTGCCAGGTCTTAATCTACCCCGCTCAATATCTCCTAGTCTAGCCTGACTTCCTTTATAAAGACCTTCAATTCTTTTTCTTTGTGAAGCAGTCATAGAAGCGTACTCTGCTTCTCTTGATCTAGCTGCGCCTGGATTTGCTAACTTAGCTTTTTCTGACATAGCAACAGGTTTAGCCGCTTCTAACTCAGCCCGAGTTTTCCCTGTCAACTCAGTCCCCATTTTAGCAAAAGCCTCAATATCTTTAGGGTCAAACTTTTGATAGTCAGCTACTCTTCCTGTCTGAAAATAATCTTTTTTTCTTTGCTGAGCTTGAGTTACCCCTATAAGCTTACCGCCCTCATGACCTACATCTTTAATCATCTTTGCAACAAACCCTGTTGTTGGATTTAATACTGCATCTACTACTTTAGTCACTGCACCCATATTTATCTCCTATAATTCAAATATATCATATTCACTCTGCGCTTCCCGATAATTAGTCAGCAGTTCCGATTGTACTCTTTGTGATTCCGGTCGTACACCCATTGCTAAATATCTGAACGCATCAGCACCGTGAGAAGCCCAGTTGTGTTTAGGCTTTTCCATGAATATCTGATTCTTAGCATCCCACTTTCTCTCATATGCCATCAAAGCAGTGATACCCCTCTCACACTTCTCTTTATCAAACCAACATTTACTAAGAATCGTTCTAACTGCATTGATCCCATCATCCACTTTCCATCTTGGTAAAATATATAATCGTGTTAGTCCTAAAGTACGCAATGTCTCTTGTCTACTTTTACCAGTACCCAACTCTCTAGCACTAGCATCATGAGGCAAGATATGCTCTCTATAAGTATAAGGCTTTTTATTAATTTCCGAAACAAACCAATCAAGACCCTTACCCGACATCTCGATGTAATCAATCAAGTGATATTCATGACCAACCGTTTGCAAAAACCAAATAGCAGTTGTATCACCTATTCCCAGATCCCAGTACGTATCGACATAGCAGGCGCTATCGTATGGTACGCTAGTGATACGTCCCTCGCTTTCTGCTGATAGCATTTGCTTTTGGTAGTATGCGCCTGTGTTAGCGGCTGTAAAACTGCACTCAAACTCTTGGAGGTACTCCTCTTCACTCATTTCATCTTTTGCAGCTTTAAGCTCATAGTCGGAAAGAACTTTTGTCTCTGAAGCTCTATACGTGCAGACATACCATTCTTTATTTTTTTTTGCTTTGTTGTATAAATCAAAAAAATGATTTTGACCCTTAGGTGTCCCGAGAAAAATCGCCCAGCCCGAACGGTCAGCAAGCGCAGGACGCACGACTTGTCCCCAGATTGTAGGGTCACAGACTGCAAATTCGTCGAGTACAACGCCATCTAGATAGATCCCCCTTATAGTGTCAGGGTTTTCCGAACCAAGAAGCATAAATCTTATTTTATCTTTTGAACTCGGTCTAGGAATATCTACACGAAGCTCAGCTTCATTAGGTTTTGCTCCAGGTATGTCCTTCGTATATTCCTTCAAGTATTCCCATGCAATCCTTTTGGCCTGACCGTAGGTCGGTGCTATGTAAGCATATTGGGGGTTTTTTAAAGAGCAGCGTAAAGCCCGATCAATTGTCTCGTTTATTGAGAGCACAGTTTTTCCAAAACGTCTATGCAGAACCAGCACATTGAAACGCTTCATGCTAAAGTGAATAATTTTTTGCAAAGGTCTAGGATTATATCCGGTAGAAATTTTTTTAATTCTATCGTCAGGTATTACAGTCAATATCGTGTCTCCTACCGCATTCACATTTATGGATAACAGGAAATGTTTCCGATAGCGTTTTATATCTAAACATCACATGTACGCCAGCAAAACAAAGCACTCTACTAATCTTCTTCTTTATAAATAAGACCATGCTTACTCACCTTGTAAAGGTAATAGCCGATTAGGTTATCTTTATCTTCTTCTTCAGCACCATCCCACAAGCATAGGTAATCTGCTACTTCCTCATCAGGAAGAACGTCCATCATCACTATCTTGTGAATGTTGTTCTTCTGTATAAGTAATAGTCTTACCGCTGCCATCAATATTAGTGTAGTCGGCTTCAACTGGTTCGTCTCGTTTAATGCCAGTGTCAATTACTATCTGCAAAGGGTTATCCTCATCAGCAGCGATAACACTTTTAGGCGAGTATTTTTGTGGGTTAGCTTTTTCTGCCAACCATTTGTATGAATCAACTCTTAACCTGGCGCCAGGTACTTCATCTTTAGGTAAGTTGTTAGCGTCAGCAATCTCTTGAATCTTATCGATGAAATTATCAGCAGCATCCTTTCGGGCTTGTTCTAATTTTTCTCTGAAGTCAAGGTGGGTGCTACGCCAGCTATAAATAGTTGTCACATCTTTGATTGGCAATCTCTGGGCTATTTCTTTTAGCGTGATTCCTTGTCGGACCAGCAAACAAACTGCATCTCCTATGTCGGGTCTATACCGACTAGTGATTTGAGTTAGGTCGCCATACTCAGCAGGCGTTTTAGCTTGGATTGCATCTTGATTTCTTTTTGTTAGCTTCATTCAACTTATTTAGTTTAGTTTTTGCATTTTGTCTATTATATGTAATGTTATGCGTTAAAGTATTTCAAATTTTACTCCTCGGTGTGACAGGGGACATATACGTAATATAAACTTATGTTGTTTAGGGGGTATACCCCCTAAACAATCTTCATTTACACCATCGTCTTTTTATATACATAGCATTGCAACCTAAAGATTTTCTTAAGGCTAATTTAAGTGAGCCGCTGACTTAAGGGCGGTCTTTAGTTTGTCTTAAGATTAGCTTAAGGATCTTAGGTCAGTGACTTATCTTAAGGTTGTCTTAAGGTAAATCTTAAGGTTATATTGAGTTGCGTTAGTAGTGCTTTGTGTTATAATAATTATATAATAATTATTAATAAGGAGGCAGCATGAAAGATCCAGTTATAGCAACTTTTTTTATATTGGGGCTTATAATATTAAATTTAATTTATGGTGAGATAGTTTTTAAAATAATTGTTTTATCGCCTGTTATCTTTATTCTTTTAGGTTTTATTATCGCACCTATCGTCAAGGTTTTGGAATACTTTAAAGCCGTCAAAAAGTAGGCGAGTTAAACGTTGTTTATGATAAATATCAGCTAAAAAGGCAATCTTACATTGTCGCAAAAAGGGGCAAATGTTTCGTTGTTTCGTGTTTCGCTTTATTTTCAAAAAGTTTTCAGAAATTTCTATATTTTTTCTATAATTTTATAAAACCAATTATTTATACATTTATATTTATATAATAATAATAGAAACAAAGAAACAAATAGTAATTTCGTCAACAAAAACGTGAACTTTGCGGTGTTCCCAAAACAGCAACAAACTAGACACAGTTTCGCTTTTTGACCGAAACCACTAAAGCGGTGCAAGTATAGCACACATGCCAATGCGTACCACAAAAACGTGGCACAAAACACAAAAACGCTTTTTTTTGTTTCGTTTTCCCCATTTGTTTCGCTTAAACCGTAACACCCTAACGCACTAAAAACCCTCATTTTTCTTACATCTATTTTGTAAACTTTACACGGAGCATTGACCCTAATATAACGCTACGCTATAATAAAGCTATAAGCATTATATAAGGGGGATTTATGAAAAAAGACAAAATTTATCTTGGTTTAAGTAAATATAATGAGGTGATTTATGCCGAGATTGATGAAAATTCAAAAGTGACCTCATTAAACGGCTATCGAATTATCCACGACGACGACATTTCTAACAGTTGTGGTGGAATGGAATGTATTTCATCAACAAGTGAAGAAACACTCGAAAACGGTAAGGTTATTAAGAGAGGCGATAATTTAAAAGAATGGGATTTACCAGACGATGACCCTTATAAAAATCTTTATGAAATAAATACGTGTAGCTGTGAAGAATGTGGTCAATACCACGATATCGACGACTTTGACGATTATGCCGTTTTTATAGATGGGTGGCTTTGTTGCAATGAATGTATTCCAAAAGAAAACATGCTTAAAAGAATTGAAGAACCAAGCGATATCTTTAAAGTCCCAAACATGAGTCAAGTCGATCTTAGTGTCCTAGACGATGAATTTACAGAAATTGACGAACTCTTTTGCGACTCATCCGGCTTTGGGAATGAAAACGAACCAGCTTTGACTCAAAAAGGAGCAGAAATTTATATTGAAAAATTACTAGAAGAACACGGTGAGATTTATGGGGCCATAACAAGTGCCGGTCAATTTCAAGTGTACGTGACGATATTTAAAAAGGAGGACTAAATGAATTATGTAATTCTCATTGAAACAAAAGAAAAGTTAACTTTCACTTTTTTTGACGATCAATGCACTAACTTAACCAAGTTTGTTGATTACGTTTTGACTTCAGAAGGCGGTCAAAAAACAAGCGATATATTAAAAATAACTATAACGGAATTAGATTTAGCCATAAAAGAATTAGATAAAAACTATTTAATAAGTAAGGAGACTAAATAATGATTAAAATACTTGTACTTATAACGCTACCCATAATTTTTATTGGACACCCTATTGCACTAACACCACTTTTTTTATTGATGTTAGCTGGTGCATATGAGTAAAAAAATTTGGCTTTAGGTGCGACATAACAATATAAATTTGTTATCAACCGATAACAAAAGGAAACAAATGAACCCAATAATTAGTAAATACTACTACATTTTATTCGGTAAAAATTACCCACCCCTAACAGAGAGTGAAGTATTAGCCGAAATACATGATAGAAACCCGCTTGCATATAACCAAATAATAGAAGAAATCGGACTACCCAACGAGTTCGATAAAAATGGGGAATACCTGGAGGAATGAAATGAACGAAATTATTTATTTAAGATTTGAACGCACTAAACTTTATTTTGACTTTGCCGATAAAAGATTTAAAAAGTTTAGAAAAGAATGCAGCAGTATTAACAGTAAAGGAGTTAGCCGAGGTACCATTAATTTTTGGGCGGCTACGATTGACGAGTACAAAAACTCTAAACAAGTAGAACGAACCTTCCTAAACAGTGAAGAAGAAGGAAATTTAGTTGTATTTGAAGAAAGTGAAATAAAGGAAGGGCAAGTTGTTCAAGTTCGGTTAGATGTTGCTTCTAGCAGAAAGTATATAGAAAGAGAAGAATTGTTTTTTGTGTTTGTTTTTGATAGCGAAGGAAATCTAGGGGTTTTATTTTTTGACACTTTATTTAAAGCGGTTAGATATGCCCGAACAACATGCAATAGCGAGGTTTAAAAATGAGACAAAACCCTTATTCAAGTTTTCAAGCTTTACAAATTCAATGTATAGAATGCGGTTACAACATAAAGTCACCTAGAATTACTATGGCAGATAAAATTGCAAAGAGTGGGTTTACCTGCAAAAAATGCAAAAAGAAATTAAAAAAAGGAAAGAAAAATGACAATTGAAACTAAAGAAGAACTAATTCGTGAAATAGAATCAGGTGCCTACTCTTATAAAGATGTTGGAGAAGCCTTTCTCGAATACTTTGATGACGAAGCTGTAGCAAAGCTTTGCTACAATGCTTGTTTTAGAAACCAAGAACAAGAAGATCGAATTCAAGAAGTAATACAAACTGCTAAAAACGGACTGGCAAAATTATGAGGCAATTCAATTTTTTATTAAATTTATTTTTTTATATTAAACGTGATATCAAAGGCTTGCTGATTGATATTACAGCGCAACAGAAAATGTGGTATAATCAAGTTTATACCAAAAACGAGGACAAACATTATGTTTACTGAACAACAAATCGACGACTTACTTAAAAGTTTAGGTGAACTTTATGCTGAGAACGCTAAGTTAAAACTAATTAACAAAGTACTACAGAGTAACCATGAAAAGATGACGGAAGTTGTAGACAGAATTAGTGCTCAACCTAAGCCAGTAGAAAAAAAGAGTAAAGCTAAGAAGGAAGTAAAACTATTTAAAGAAGAACCTAAACCAGTAACTAACAATCTAGGCGCTTTTATAGGCAACAGACTAGATGGTAAAGGAGACTGACATGCTTTTAAACAAAGAAGAAGATCAAGAAACTATTCACGCATTAAAACATGCTTACGAACTCGATCAAAAGATTAAGCAGTTAAAAGCTGAGCTTGAACCACTCCGTAAACAAATTAAAAAGTTTATGGAAGCTGAAAAAACTACGGTGCTTTACCATCATGACATTTCTGCCCGTATTCAGCATCGTAGCGGCTATTTAAAGTGGGACACTGACAAGATTAAACTAATTGTTGGCGAACGCTTTGACGAGTTCAAAGGTGAATGTAGCAAGATGACTGCTGCTTCCAAAGCTTTAAGTATTGAGTTAGTTGAGGACAAAGAAGAGAAAAAGAAAGTAGGTTAGTCATCGATGCGTTAACAATGACTAACCTACGCCCAACTTTTCACTAACAGAGCTAAAAAGAGGTTTAATCCAAAAAACTCTATCGGGGAAAACTGAATCTATATGAACCGTGTGATGGAGTTTAAGTAGCATAAAGATATCGAAAAAGGTAGGTTGTTTTTTGAAAAAAATTCTCCTAGATTATAATCGCTTCCAAAAACTATAACCTAGGAGAACTCGGAATGAATACTTCCATAAATCAATCTACTCAAAAATCCGAAGGCATCCAAATTTTTAAAGCAAGATCTGACTCATCTAATAGCTTGATATGGAGCAAATGTCCAGAGAAAGGTGTTTCGGTACAATATCTTTTTGCGAACGCCCACAAACTTCTTGAAAAGTATCCTAAAAAAGAACAATTTAACTTATTTTACACTACAGCTATTTGCAAAAATAACAGAGAGCTTGTTAGCCAAAACGTAATTGTATTTGACCTAGATGGTGCCGAGGAAAAACATACTGACCTTTATATAGAGGGCTTTGTGGATATTCTTAAAGAATATATTCCAAAAATACACCGTAGCAAAATAGGGATTGTGTGGTCAGGTAACGGTTTGCATTTTTTAATTCAAATTAACAAGCCTTTTACTGACAAAGAATATTTTAAGCAGACCAAACCTCAATACAAATTGATAATTGATAGGTTAAACAATCAACTTGATGTTTTAGGTATAGCTGGAAAATATGACCCAGTTGTTTTTTCTCACGCCCGATTACTAAGGGTGCCAGGAACTAAAAACATTAAAAAAGGCGTCACAAAAAATTGCTATTTAATTAACAGCGAATTTTTGCCATTCCCTAATCCATTGAACAGTGTTCCATGTGGAACAAAAGAAGAGAAAGTAGAACCTGAAGAGCATAGCGAGTTTATCTATGACGTTACCGCTATACAAGAAGAGTGTGGTTTTTTAAAACACGCCAAAGAGAACGCTAAGACCTTGTCCGAACCTGAATGGTTTGCAATGACTTCTCTATTATCTAGGGTACCAGAAGGAAGAAAATTAGTTCATGAATATTCCGAACCCTACAGTGATTATGATTATGACGAAACTGATAGAAAAATTGACCACGCTCTAAAATCTGCTCCTCAAACATGCAATCATATCTGCACTCTTTACAGCAATTGCGCTAAATGTCCTCATCTTGGTTTGGTAAAAACTCCATTGGCCCTACGAGGGTACGATATTCCTAAGTACAAAGTGCAAGTTGATGGAAAAGACGTAGATATTGAGAAAAATAGTAATAAACCTAAAAAACGTCAGGAGATTGAAACGTTTCGGTTTTATGACGTCAAGTCGAACTCATTTAAAGGTGTAGACTATACGAAGTTATATAACTTTTACACTAAACAGGAAGGTCATGTCGTGTACTTTGCGCCTGGTGGTAAACATGCTTTTTATAATTTTGTATCCAAAAAATATGTTTGGGAAAAGATTGATGAAAATGCATTCCCTTCCTTTGCTCAAAAATATATTGGACCTAAAGAGACTAAACCTTGCAGTAGTACCAATGCCCATGAGTTTACGGATTATATAAGAAGGGAAAATGCAGAGCTAGATGAAAACTATTTTAATCCACCTGGCTTGATACCTTTTTCTAATGGTGTCCTTCACTTAATAAACAATGACGTTAAATTTTATAGTTACAAAGAAATTTATGAAGATAGAAATCCTAAAGAAACATATGCCTTTACTTATAAACATCCTTTTCCTTTTGATCCTGACTGTAGCGGTCCTCGTTTCAATGAATTTCTTCAAGAAATTAGTATGGGCAATAGAGAAATAATTAACGTCCTTCAAGAGTATACAGGCGCAGCTTTATTTAAAATACCTAATAAGCAAACTCAAAAAGCTATGATCTTGATAGGCACAGGGGCTAACGGTAAATCTGTTTTTACTTCTCTAGTAAGGTACATACTACACCCTGAGACGACCGCAGCTTACAAAGTAAAAGAAATAGGTAATGATAAAAAGATGGTAGCTTTGCTTGGTAAAAGTGCAGCTATTACTAACGAGATGGGCACTAAGAGTATTCTTGAAGGAGAAGCATTCAAGGAACTAGTAGGTGGGGACGCTATAGAATATGAACCTAAATATTCTCATCCTATGGAAGCTATTTTTGATGCTAAATTCTTTATATGCGGTAACGCTTTACCTTTTACTAATGACGTTTCTAAAGGACTACTAAGACGGTTACTAATAGTTCCATTCGATGCTCACTTCGCTGAAAGCAGACAAGACAAAAATCTTTTAGACAAGTTATACGCTGAAGCTCCAGCGGTTATTAATTGGGCCATAGAAGGTGCGAAAAGGCTTATCAAAAACAACTATAACTTTGCCTATGCAGAATCAAAAACTAACCAGGATGAGATTACAGCATTTAGTGAGATGAATAACCCTTTAAGAGAATGGTTAAAAGATAACTGTGACATTGACCCAGGCAATAATAATCTTCGCATTCACAACAAAGATCTTTTTGAAAAATTTAAGTATGAAGAGTTGGACCACTACACAGCACAGACCCAGACTAAATTTACAACGACAGTTTTGAATACTCTAAGAGCTATGTACCCAGAAAAAGCGAGGATGTGGAAAAGTCAGCAAGTTAGAATTGATGGAAAAGGCGCAAAAGGAATGTATGGAATAGCATTTAAACAAGAAACTCAGGAGGCAGAAAATGATGGAGGATACTTTAACTAGAAATCAAGTTAAGTTGATGCTGGAACACAGGTTACTAGAACTAGAACAGAAAATAAGGGCATTGAGTGGTAATGATCGAAAGTTTGCAAGTGATAAAAATCACCTGAAATCTTTATATAACTTAAATTTAAAGCTAGCAAAAAATCACAATCTGCTAGATAATGACGATACAAGGGTCTATTTGTGAAATTATACGCTCATCAAGAAAATGTATTGGAACTTAGCCGGACCATGCCCCACCTTGCCTTATTCTGGGAGATGGGTACAGGTAAGACTTTAGCCGCCATTGAAATATTAAAGAGCAA